GGCTTGCCGCCGTGGTGTTTTGCTGCCCACGGAAGCAGTTGTACAGGACATTCCCGTCAATGTATCCATAGTTGATGATCTCATTGTCAATCTTGACAAACCCGGCGGCTGGAAGCCCCACCACGGAGTCCAACGTAATCTGGGTAACTGTGCTGTTAATTGCACCGTCTAGGGTTAACCCTGTCGTTGATGTTTGTCCGTTGTAGCGTTGAATCCAAATCTGGATTGGTCTGGCTTGCGTGATCTTGTTGGGGATCGTCGCATAAGTAGAAACGCTGATGCGGGTGATGGTCAGATCAGCCTGAGTTGAGGCGATGTTTCCGCCAGTACGGATGACATGCTCCAACAGGTCAATGGTGTCGTTGGGTAGAGGGTAGGTGTTCTGACCCTGAACCAAGTCAATTGTGCCAGTCTCAATTGTCCACAGATTGATGCCACGGTTGGCCCAATCAGCAAACATGATGTTTAAACTGCGTCTGGCTGTACGTAGGTCATACCCGGTACGCAACTCACCACCGGCGCGTTCAAACGCTTCCTCGACCAACTCGGTGAGGTCTAGGTTAAAGCTTGATGCACCAGAGGTATTTGCCATTATCTAAACCCTGCCGTTTTCTTTGCAATGTTCTTTGGTTGTGCCACAAACTGTTTGCCCTTGGCTTTGCCCGCCCGCTTTGCACGGGTTGTAGCGGCATACTCCGCTGGGCTTAGACTTTTGATCGCGGCCTCTGGGAGATACCGCTCACCCGTTTTGGATGAGGGTTTACCCGACTTGGTTCGCCATTTCTGGTCGCCCCAAGATTTAAGGGATTGTTGCGGTGCTTTAAGAGACATTTTCTACCTCTTGTATTTTGGCAGAGATTAAATAGTCTTTTGCTTTTTGTAGCAAATGCTCACTGTCCCCCAATAACCCAAGCCCACGATTGCAATTTGGGCAAAGTAGCCCACGAACTCTTCCTGTAACATGGTCATGGTCAATACACAACCAGCTAAATTTTTCTTCTGGCTCACTGCAAATTGCGCAGCAGCCATGTTGGGCTTCATACAAAACATCGTACATTTCTTGAGTTGCCCCTCGACGTTTGAGTCGTCGATTTGCTACCACCCAATTTTTTCTACGCCAATCATTGATATGGTCTCTATTTTGTACAGCCCATTCTTGCCGTTTGGCCTGCATACACAGCTTACATTGCGACTTATGTAGATGTGACAATTTACCGCCACGGCTAAAAAACTCCGTCAAAGGTTTTTCTTGTTTACATCCAGTACAAGTTTTAATCACGATAGCCACCGCCTGCTGCTTTATATTTTTTAGCTACAAGTTGACTTTTTCTTGCCGACCACTGACCTGCGCCAGTACCATGTGTTGCTGCTGATTTGACCTGAGCCACGATCCGCTTGCGCAGGCTAGGCTTGGTGTAGTTGCCAGCGGCGTTGACCTTACCGCCCTCTGCATACATGTCTACGTCTTGCGGCTTGTCTTTACGACGGACAGCCTTCTTCCCCGGCATCTTCTTCGGGTTGATTGCGCCCATACCGCGAGAGGCCATCATCAGATCATCTTCCCACGGGTTTTGCCTTTGACAGCGCAGCCATCAGCACGGCTGGAAGCAGTCATACCGCCCTTGGCGAATCCTTTACCCATCTCCGTCTTGGTGGTGGGTGCAGTCTTCATCTTCTTGCGCATCTCTTCATCTTTTGCTTCTTCCATAGACTGCTTTTGACCGGGGGTCATTGAGTCTTCTTTGCCGCGAGATTCGCGCTTTATTTCAGCGGCGGCTTCACGTCTATCTTTGTTACCAGCTTCTTGAGCTATTTCAATTTGTTTTTTCTTTATAAAACCCATACCCCCCAAACCCACCGCTGGGGGTATATAAGCTAGTGGAGATAACTTACCACTACCGCCGCCAGACCCACCACCCTCAAGTGGGTTCAAGTCGGTGTAGTGCCTTGAATGTTTTCCCATGATTTACCTCAATACATTTTGCAACGGGTTTTGCCGCGAGATGCAATACCATCACCACGACGAGAAGCGGTCATGCCGCCAGAAGCCATTTTGACTGCGCCACCACGCTTAAAGTCTGAACCCGGTTTAAAATTCATAAAAGGGTCTTTAGAATTACGTTTTGCTTCAGCGGCAGCGGCGCGGGCTTCAGCGGCGGCGGCGCGGGCTTCAGCTTGTGCAATTTTATCCATACCCTTGGGGCCAGCAGCCCAAGCGTTTGGATTGGTCACAGTCGCATTTCTGCCGGGAAAAGCAACATTACGAACTTCTTCCATGTCTTTTATACGCTGACCTGCGGCACTCAAAACGTCTTCACCCTTGCCTGCTTGTTTAGCAGTAGTACGATTGGCTAAGTTTTTTGCTAGGCTTGCAGCTGTTTTGTAGCCACCGCCGGGAGTTAAGAGCTGTTCTGGGTATACAGGTTCAGCGGCTTGCAACTCTGGGTTAGCTTTTAACCTTTTCATCTTGGCGTCATAAGCTGCCTGAGCACGGGAACGGTTCTTCATCTCATCTGTAGAAATTGAAGCTTTGCGGGCATCTGTTTTTCTAGCTTGCGATTCTGCCTTTGATTTAAGGTTAGCTACTTTTGCCGCATCAAGATTTCGTTGATACGCTCGAAAATCAGCTTTGTTACTAGCTATATCTTTTTTATCTTTTGCTGCTTGCTTGGCTTTATCTTCAGGAGTTTGATTTAATATTGTTTTTGCTTCAGCTTGAGTCATATCTTTATCTGAGCGTAGTACACCCTTAGACTGACTAGGGTCACCATGTTTAACTTCTTTAGCAGGTTCATCAGCTTTTGGAAGGTCTTCAGCCTTTACTTCCCGTTTATCTACCGGAGCAGGTTTAGGTTCAATTTTAATTTCTGGCTTTTTGTAGCCTTCATTACTGTAATCTTCGTCTTTTGCAGCTTCAGCTTTTTTAGCACCAGACACGGCTTCTCTTTGCGCGTCTGTTCGGGCTTTAGACGATTTTTCTTCGTCATCAGTTGCAGAGGGGCCTTTTGCGTCCTTACCTTTGGACATCATGTAGGCCGCAGCACCCAGTGCAGCAAGCCCAGCTAACCTTCCAGCGCTTTTCTTTGCCATGATTTACTCCTTAGCAGGTTTTGCCGCCCATTTTCATGCCCAGTGGCTTAGAACCAGACATCTTGACTTGTGCGCCCTTGGTTTTGCCTTTGGCAGCGACACCATCGCGGCTTGGAGCGGCGGTCTTTACAGTACCCATTTTGGCTTTGGTGATACCACCGTTGGCCATTTTTTTCATACCAGCTTCTTTCATCTCATGCTTGACCATAGACTTAGGTGCGCCCTTAGCCTTCATGAAGCTGACCTCTTTTTTGACCATCGCTTTAGATTCTTTCATTTCGCCACCCTTGTTAAAAAGTTCGCTCTTACCTTGATTAGTCTTTGGCTTGTTGACCGCTTGCGCGTCAGCACGGCTTTTTGTGCCTTTGCCAAATTTCATACCCTTGCTGGCTTCGCTGAAATCCTTGCCCACTGATTTGGGGACTCCAACCTTCTTCGCAAACGCTGGGTTGTGAGCCACAGCATCCATGAATTTCTTTTGTTTAAGACTTGTTGCTGGCATCACTTCCCCGCTTGAATAAGCTGGTCAATTTTTGCTTCAAGGCGGTTAAACCGCTGGTCAATGTGGTCAGTAATTCTCTGAACCTCTGCGTTAGTTGCGTAATCACGGGCAATCTCCTCGCGTGTGATGTTGAGCAGGCGCTCAATACGTTTGACATCTTCGAACTTTTCGCGGATAAAAAACCACAATGCCCCCATGATGAGGGACAGTGCGGCAGACCAGATTGTTGCGATGTCCATCAGATCATCCTACCCTTGGTCTTACCTTTGACGGCACAGCCATCAGCACTGCTGACGTATCCACCATCTGCGCAGTTCCACGCACGAAGGCTCTTGTTAATCCTTGAATCCGGATCGTTTGCGGTCTTGGCGCTGGTCAACTTCGCTTTCATGCCTTTCATACGGGCGCAGAAAGAGTCGCGGCGACTGCCGCCGTGTGGCTGAGGCGGTTTTAATCCGGGTTTCCCCGGATTTGCTGCGTTGTAGGAAGCTCGTCCTTTGGCGTTCAAGCCGCCCTTCTCGGACTTTCCTTCCTTCCTCTGCCATGCGGGGGACTTAGCCATACACAATCGTCACGCCTGTGATATTAGTCACATCAACGTAAACGCCTGTGGCAAACAAAATTCCTTCGCCGGGGATGGGTAGAAGAAACGTGTTT